CCTTAATCTCTGGTAACCCATCAACTGATGAAGATGCCATAGTACACGCCATCATTTACGACTGTAAGGATACACCAGAGATTAAGGAGTTCCTCGAAACAGTTATTGACGCTAAGGAGTGTTTGACTGAGGAGAGTTTGTACTTCAGGGCTTGGAAAGTAAACCAACATTGGCGAGATGGGTACATACATTTTCACCCAGGGCACGCAGCAGCTAAGTCTGGAAGACAGACACCTTCAAGACCTAACGCTGCTCAACTGGCTAAGGAATCGCAAGTGCGACAGATGGTAACTGCTGATGACGATCACGTAATTGTAAGTTTAGACGAATCCGGCCAAGAGTTGCGTATAACAGCATGGCAGTCAAGATGTCCCGATATGCTGTCGTGTTATGTAGGTGATACTCCTAGGGATATACACTCCATGACTGGTTTAGGTATATTCAACATGAACGTTGAAGGGGAGGAAGGAAGACCTCAGCTAACGTATGAGGAGTTTGTGGTATCAGTAAAGGATACCAACCACCCGTGGCACACCCAAGCCAAGAAGTGTAGGCGAGAAGCGAAGCCGGTGAACTTTTTGGATCTTTTTTTAGGCACTAAAATGACCTTAGCCGTTGACTTGCGAATTTCCGAGGATGTCGCTCAAAAGATGTTGGACGCTAAAACAGAGATGTTTCCTGGAGTCAGGGCATGGCAGGAAAGAACTAAGGAGAACTTGCTGAATGTTGGGTATGCTGTTGAACCAATGGGACGTAGGCGTCACTTGAAACTCGATGGAACCTGGCGTGATAACCATGAGGTCAGGGGAGGCGTAAATCATTTGATTCAGGGTTCTGCCGCTTCCCAGCTAAAGCTGATAATGAGGAAGGTGTGGGAGAATAGAATTCTTGAAAGGTACAGAGCTTACTTTTTAATGGGAATCCACGATGAGGTTGTTTTCTCAGTTCACAAGTTGGATGTTGTGGCCTTCCTTAAGGAAGTTCATCCGCTGATGTCACAGCAGTATGCGGACTTCGAGGTTCCTTTTAAATCAAGCATAGCGATTGGGCCTAACTTTTACGATTTATTGGAGCTTGGCGAGGTCTTGGATGAGGAGGCTGTCAACAAGGCAGTGGAAGCTGTTAACCTGCGGAATACTCTACCAAAAACAAACTGCGGAGAGTGCAAAATGAAGTGTATAGAGTTAGCGTATGAAGTAGTCTGCGGGAGATCGGAATTATCAGCTTGCCAGTGTACTAATTAAGTTGCAAAACAGTTTTGAAGCTGCTACAGTACCCATGAGGCTTAATATTAATTACTTATTAAAGGAGAGAATTTCATGGGTACTGAAAAAGCTTTTGTTGTAGAGAGTGGCGTAGAAATAACGAGAGGTGCTGAAGGCGACATAGGACTAAAGTTTGGTGACTGGGAGGTTATTGGAGAAACTAAGAAATGGAATAATTCGGGGTGGTGGGAATCAATGTGGGTATGTAGATGCAAGTGTGGGGTAGAGGCTGTCCAGACAAAAAGCAACCTCAGAGCAGGGAAAACTAAAGCATGTAGGACTTGCGCGGGGCAGAAGTCTAAAAAAGATTATGATGTTAGTCATAAACTGTACCCTATATGGGTCGCTATGAAACAGAGGTGTCTAAACCCCAAGAATAAATACTACAAAAACTATGGAAGCAGAGGGATTTCAGTGTTCGAGGAGTGGGTAAACGATTTTGGTAAATTTTTGGGTTGGTGCATTTCAAACGGGTGGAAGGAAGGTCTTCAACTGGACAGGAAGGACAATGATGGAAATTACGAACCAAGCAACTGTAGGTTTATATCCATACAACGTAATCTTAGAAATAGGCGAACAATAAACTCCTTGAATACAACTGGATTCAGAGGCATATCAAAGCTACCCACCGGCAGATACAAGGCAATAGTGATATTTGAGTCTACCAACTTCCGGCTAGGCTACGAGTACAAAACACCTGAAGAAGCAGCTAGAGCTAGAGATGAGTTCATAGTTAAATGTAAGATACCTCACTCGCTAAATTTTCCTGATAAAGACTTTGACAGGGAATTAGCCGAACAAAGCCTTGATGTGGAAGAGTGTTTGAGGAGAGGTAAAGAAGAACTTAAGAGAATAAGGGAGGAGAGGAAGGCTAATGTCCAAGAACGACGGTAAATATTTGGAGGTAGCTGTAGACAAGTACCTTAGAACCACAAAGCAACCTGAATTTCACTGGAGAAGATTGTTTGATAGCTACAGTGTGAGGAAGGGGGCACCGCCACAGCCTAGCGACTACCTATTATCGTGGGCTGGTAAGTTTACTGCTCACCTTGAATGCAAGACAACAAGTAATACAACACTACGACTCAGCATGTTCGATCAGTATGGCGATATGATTAGATGGTCGAGTGCTGGAGTGCCGGGATTTGTACTTGTCCACTTCTACATTTTGGATAGGCTGTTCGTGGTCCCAGTAACAGCGTTAGAAAAAGCTAGTAGTTGGCGCGTTCCAGAAAAAGGTATTGAGATAATGAATCCTACTGACTTATCTCAGGTTCTTAAAGTTATATTTGGCGATGTTCCTAAATAATCTAAGGAGGAAAATTATGGATTTAGTACACCCAGGAAATGAAGGCTTTGTTGAGCGAGTAACACCTAAGAAACCTGACGAGTCAATCTTCCTGTTCAAGTGTAAGAACTGTGGTAAGACTCACTTTCGTCATGCTGGATACGTTATGACTATGCTCCCATTTATGCGGTCTGGCGGGGAGAAGCGGGTTAATCTTGAGGAAATGCGGGTTATGGTTTGTGTGAGTTGCAAAAACTGCTTCGTCTGGATCAACGAGCAGATGTATGACATAACTGACCAAATAGACTTGCAGGCTTGGGAGAAGACTGAGAAGGAGGCACATAAAGCTACTGGTCCAGGAGGCGAGTGTTGAAAACATTAGTAATCAATGATATACACGCAGGGGTCAAGAGGCAGGGGGGAACTACCCATGCCTCACGAGAGGCCCTTGAAGGTTGGATGTTAGATAAATTCAGTAACCTAGTTAGACTGACCGAATACGATGTTTTAATCATACTCGGTGACTTGTTTGACAGCAGGAATGTGGACGAATACCTTATGGCTAAGGTGATAGACATACTATTGACTGTGCCTAGGTGTTACGTGGTTCTGGGGAACCATGACTTGGGTGGAGTTATGGATGAGAAGAAAATGTCATCGGCTGAGTTTGTTGGAATGGTGAGCGGTCACTCTGTAGTCAAGGAGCCGCTCACACTCGGTAAGCTTCACATAATCCCGCACTTGTTCAACCAGGAGGCTTTTGATAAAGCTGTTGATGAGTGTCCAGAGAACAAGCTTCTCCTAGTCCACTGCAACATTGACTCTAACTTTGCTCATGGGGATCACAGCCTCAACCTGAGTAGAGAGCAGATTGAAACGTTGGACCAGAAACATGTAGAAGTTATAGCAGGGCACGAGCACAAAGGTAGAGTCGATGGGAACGTAACTGTGATTGGAAATCAATTCCCCTCCTCTATATCTGATTGTATAGGGGAGAGTGGTAAGAGAGCATTGTTAATTACCGATGACTCCTTCTCAACTATTCCTACTTGGGATGGTACTGACTACACTGAGATCCACGTAACAGCCGAGTCCCCAACAGACGCTAAGTTCATTAGGGTTATGGGTGAGTGCTCTATTCAGGAGAACGCGATTGTGGTTAGTAACATAGCCAAGTTCCGCGCCAGCAGTAACGCTTTCATAATAAAGAATGATGTGAAGGTACTAACTCAGGAAGTTGATATAGGATCTATAGCTAACTCTGTTGATAGCTTTAACATCGTGGACATGTTTATGGAAGAGATACCAGAAGCCTACAAAAAAGAGGTTGAGGAGTGCATCTAAGCTATATCGCCGCTCGTGCATTTGGCAAGGTCAAACAAGCAGAGCATTCGTTAAGTGATGGTTTAGTAGTTGTGAGGGGGGAGAACAAAGCCGGTAAGACCACCTTGTTTACCCAAGTCCCTCAGTATGTCATGTTCGGATCGTCAACTCTGGAAGCCACCTTGGATGAAACTGTGACAGAAGGAGAGCCTGTCAGCGCCCTCTACGGCGAGATTCATTACGGGCCATACATCGCCAAGCGTTCAAAGAATTCAGCGTCTGTGGAAGGGCCTGGCGTTAAAAGATCGGGACAGGATGAAGTCTCCCGCTTTTTCTATGACCTGTTCGGCCTAGCCCCCAAGACCGAGGATCTGATCATCTTTGCCCGACAAGGGGAAGTCTCAAACGTCATCAAGCGAAAGCCAGCAGAGACTATGCGGTTCATTGAGGACGTTGCCAATATCCAACTGATCGAGGACTTGCTTGAGAAGGTGAAGAGTAAGTACAAGTATGGGAATAGGGAGGAGTATGAACAGCTCATATCAACCATAGAAGAGGACATTGACTGGTATGGTCTTAACCTAGCACAAGCCAAGGAGACTAAAGTTAGTTTAGAGTCAGAGGCTGAGATACTGAAAGACTTCTCATCCGAAGTTGATGAGTTGGAAAAAATCATAGCAGAACTGCTTGCCTCTATATCAGACAAGTTATCCGATTATTCAGCCCACAACTACAAGGTACAGTCCACCAATGAGAAGGTGGCCGAACTTGAAGGTAGGGTTAAAACAATTTATGAGAAGTTAGCCAACCTCAAGGAGTTGGTCTTCGAAGTCATACCTCAATCTAATATAGACAAGGCTAATGAGATAATCCACAACGCGGGGGAAGCAGGAGCTAAGTGGAGTATGTATCAGTTACTTATCAATACTGTGGATGTTGGAGAAGATGTTTGGGATGGTGGAATAGATTCACTCAACAATGAGTTGAAATATGCAGTCTCTGTTGAGCGGGATTTGTTTAAGGTTGTCTCCAACATTGAGTCTGATATAAGGTCCCATAAGAAACAGATACCCACTACCTCAAAATGTAACTCATGTGGAACAGACCTGAGTGAGAAGGTAGAAGCACTGAAGCTCAGTATTCAGGAGAAGATAGAAAATCTCACCACTGACTTAGCTATCAAAAAAGCCGAGTACTCAGAAGCAAAGTCTTACCTCGACACGCTCAACTCTGTTAAGAAGAACCACATGGCTAGACTGCACTTGGATTCTACCTACTATGAAATTGATAATGCTACTGTGCCGTTTACTGTTACTTGGAAAGGCGAAGTACCTACTGAGCCGAACCAGGGAGAGAAGAAAGAAGCCATCAGTCTTATCAAAAAAGCTGAGTCTATTAAGAGACAAAAAGAGGAGAATGAGAAAAAGATAACAGAAGCTCAAGTTGAGTTGGGTAACGAGGAAGGTAGGCTTAGAAATTTGAGAGCAGAGTTAGAGGAACTCGGCAATAAGAAAGATGAAACTGAGCTGTTGAAAAGATCAGCCTGCTTACGTAATGCCTCCTTTGAGATAAACAACAGCTCAACTCAAGTTGCCCTAGATATGAAAGAAGTAGAGCATAGGTTGGAGGAAGCTAACACTAAGATCAAATGGGCTGAAGAAGGTATAGCCAGTAATAAGGTGAAGATCGAGGAGTTGAAGGTTAAAATAAAGACCGAGGCCAGGAATCAGGTCATAGTCAAGGCCACTACGGTAGCTAAACCGAAAGTGATAGACAAGCTCTGGACTTCCATTGTAACCTTGGCTGGTGAAAGATACCGCCAGATGACCGGGGATTCCCAGCAGCTTGTCAAAACCCCCAAGGGCTTTCGCCTTGGAGTGCGGCCAATGACACGACTGTCGGGCTTTGAGAGAACGGTTATGGGACTGGCAATACGATCAACCATCCGGGATATCTTCGCTCCTGGCTGTGGCTTTCTGGTGTTTGATGAGCTTTTCGCTGAATGCTCAAAGAATTCAGCGGCGATTGTGGCCGGGGCTTTACTCAATATCCCCGGTCAAAGAATATTAATTACTCACGAGGATGAAACTGAAATGAGTGCAGATCAGGTAATTGAGGTGTAACTGAAGATGGGGTTTGACAAAGCGTATGAAGTAACAATGAAGGATGAAGGTTTAGGAGTATGGACTAACGACCCCGATGATCCAGGTGATGAGACTTACTCGGGTATATCAAGAGTCCATAACAAAGACTGGGTAGGTTGGGTTACTGTAGACAAGGCTAAGTTGGAGAAGAGCTTCCCCGAGAACATCAGGAATAATAGAATCCTCTTGGAGATGGTCAAGTCCCACTTCAAAAGAACAAGGTGGATTGAGCCTGGACTTGATAAGGTAAACGAAGTCTTCCCAGCCTTGGCCGACAAGATGTTCAACACCATTACCCTCTATGGGGAGGGTAGAGCGATAGAGTGGCTACAACGAACAGTCAACCTCCTAAACAGAAACCAGAAGGAGTATTTTGACATAGCGATTGATAAGAGTATCGGTACAAAGACACTAGGGGCTTTGAAGTCTGCTTTGAGGTGTAACCCTAACAGTAGGGTTATGGCTCTCTATAGGGCCTACACAAACAAATGTATCATCGAGAAAATGGAGGCCAACCCTGCTAAGGAGAAGTACATAGGTTGGCTTGACAGAGCAGAGAAACTATAAGGGAACCGATGAAAGAAATACTAGGTATCATAAATCAGATCGCAGCTACTTCTGGAAGTAACGATAAGAAGAAAGTAATAAACGACTTCAAGGACTACCCATTCTTCTATAGTGTTGTCAAACTTGCCTTGGATCAAGGTAAGGCTTATGGGCTAACTGAGGTCCCTCACAAACATATTGGTAAAGGCTACGCTTCGACAGAAATACTCCTGTCAGAGATAAACAACATGAGTAAGAAAAGAGGTGTGACTGACGCTGAGGCTATTCAGTTAGCCAGTCTTATCCAGGACGAGGCTACAGAGGCTGTAGTCAACATGATCCTGAAGAAGGATCTCAGGTGTGGGGCTGACGCTAAGACCTTTAACTCGGTTGTGCCTGGCTGGGTTTACGAGGTTCCTTACCAGAGATACAAGGCATTCAAGCATATAAAGAACATTGACTTCCTTAGCTACGTTGTAGCCCAATTGAAACAAGATGGAATGTTTGCCTACCTAGATTCGGAGTCCGGTAAATTCACATCCAGGAACGGCAAAACTTTCTCACTGGCCCCAATAGTCGAGGACTTAGACAGAACAGTAGCTATACTAAACCAGAGAGCACTCAAGCCCACGGATGTAGTCTTGATAGGAGAGTTGCAGGTCACAGGAGACAACGGTAAATTCCTCCCAAGAAAACAAGCCAACGGCATATTCAACAGCTTCATTTCCGGAGAAGGTAAGCCAGAGTATAACGACAAACTTGTCTACATGATTTGGGACTATGTGCCTAAATCAAGTTTCTTGGCTAAGAAATGTAGTTTGAAATATGCAGATAAGCTCAAAGACCTGGAGAAGGTAGGTAATACAGGCCATATAAGGATGGTTAAGACTGTCCAGGTTAGCTCCTACGAGAAAGCTATGGACTTCTATAGGAAGGCCAGATCCAAGAAGGAGGAGGGGGCTATCATTAAAGATGCTGCTGAACTTGTATGGAAAGACGAACAGAGCGGGACTAAGTACGGTGTTAAGCTTAAGGCTGAGGCTGTAGCTGAGTTCAGAATAGTAAAAGCTTACTACGGTGCGAATGGGAAGAAGTACGAGCACCTGATGGGCGGGCTTACAGTTCAGTCAGAAGATGGTAAAATAGTTACTGACGTGGGGATGGGCTTTTCGGATTCTGAGAGAGAGTTGGGGGTTGATTGGTGGAACTCTCAGGCCAGTAAAATAGTCTCAGTCAAGTTTACTGATGTCGTCACAGACAAGTCTAGTCGAGAGACATTCTGTCTTGAACACGCTAGGTTTGATGAGTCTCGCTTCAACGAAAAAGACACCGCCGACACGTATAAGTATTGCATGGAGCAGCTTGAGCATGCCTAAGCTGATTATAGGTTTCACTGGACCTAAGCGGGCTGGAAAGACACATTGTGCAAATGTCATGTGTGAGTTGGTAAAGGGGACTGGCGAGACTAAAATGTTGGCTTTCGCTACTCCTTTGAAAGAATTGATGAGTAATTTCTTCGAGTTGACACACGAGCAGTTACACACTTACGAGGGGAAGGAAACAATTGATCCTAGATACGGTGTAACCCCCAGAAGAATTATGGAAGCATTCGGCACAGATTTCGTTAGGGGCTGCATCCCCGATCTCTGGGTTATCAAGATGAAGAACGAAATATTGACAACTTCCGCCGATTATGTCTTTATACACGATATCAGGTTCGATACGGAGGCTGATTTGATTAGGGAGCTTGGCGGAACAATAGTCCACCTCTACGGTATGAGAAACAATAACCCAGGAAAGACACCTTTGTACAAGCGGTGGTTACTGCCTAGATCTGAAAGAGGAGTTGAGGTTATGCGGGGCGACTTGGTGATGGAGAACTTGGAGTATCTTGATCCAGCCATAACGACAGCAAGGTTGGACAATATAATTAGGACTGTCGAATATAGATTATCAACAAAGGAGGAGCGTAGTTGAAAAAGATTTGTTTGATTACTCTAGCTGGTATTGCTTTAATATCTGTGTCTGGGTGTGGTGGAGTTAATTACAGAGAAACCAATATCTCGATATACTCAGGTGGCGATCAGCATATTGATGCCTCGGGTGCTACTAACACTACTGGTGTAGATCAGAAGTCAGCTAATGATCTAGGGGAAGCCGTAAAGCTTGCTAAAAGTTGGATTGATGCTAACGCACTTAAGGTTCTGGAGGCAGTAAACGCTGGTAGTGAAGTAATTATTCCATTAGTCAAGAAACAAGCTGACATTCAAGAGGTAGAGTAATGGACTTAAAAGCTATAGCCAAGCTATTGGGTATTAGTACCGTATGCCCTAGGTGTGGGAACGACCTAATAGATACGAACAAGCCTGTAACTCCTGTAACTCCTGTAACTCCTGTAACTCCTGTAACTCCTGTAACTCCTGTTACCGTACTATTTCCTCATAAAATAGTATTTGAGAGGGAGTCAGATGAGGGTAACGGAGACGGCGCAGTTGTTTATTTCCCCTCTCTATCAGATCGCGAGGTATCCAGCGTAGCTTTAAATGGAGAAGTAGCAGTTAAGGGCAATGCGTATCAAGGACACCCCGTATTCAAGCTCTCAAAGACTGGGGATCAATACACCCGGCCCCTGAAGTTCTCGATTGTCTGTGGTGGAGTGATCTATGTAGCTGAACAAAGTTCATCAGCAGAACCCACAACACCCTCAGGAGGTAACAGTGCAACTTCCAAGCCTGACGGATATGCTAATGAAGGTAGAGGCAATGCAAGGTTTCCGTATGTAGGGGCTCATTACGGAAAAAATATCGAGGTATGGATAGACGGTGTCCTGAAGATGAGGGTGGCTGATGGGTCCAAAAGACAGGAAGGTAAGAACGGCCTCACCTGGAAACCGATATCAGAGAACACCGGCAAACTTGTTGTCATAGGTGAGTTTAACACCCAGTTCAACAGTTGCACTATTAAGTGGTAAAATGGAAGATGGTTACAAGATAGTAACCGAGAAGTGTTTCGATGAGTGAGGCAACAGGCAACTATATTTTATTGGTTGCCTGTTGCCTTGTTTAAAGAAAAACAGGGTATCAGGAATAGCAACAACTTGTAAGCATTATTCAACAGTGGGTGAGGAAGAGTTTTGTCTTAACAAAGGGGCAGCTATAAGTGCAAACGATAAGAACAGAAGCAGTGAGTGAAGCTGATGGTTTAGTTGTAGGTATTAATATGAATTGTCCAGTAGAGAAGGTATGTTATAAGATGTTAAATGGAGTGGTAGTGACCGACGAGTGCGGTAGCTATAAGACTGTTCACGACCCTGGAAATGGCTGCAGGATAGAAAGATGCTACTGGCCGAGGAGTCTCGATGAGAGTTTATAGTGCCCTGCTTGTTCTCCTATTAGCAAGCAACGCATACCCGGCAGAATGCAACAGGCGTAGCTTCAATCACTGGGTTGACTTAGATAAAGATGGTCTTGATACTAGGGAGGAGTTTGTTAAGGCTGAAGTTATTCTGGGCGATAAGTTTATTTGTCCTTATACTGGAGAATTAGCCAGTATTACTAAGGCTGAGTTGGATCATGTAGTGCCGTTACAGGCTGCTTGTGATTTAGGGGCTGATAAGTGGACTGATGAGAGAAGAGAGGAGTTCGCTAACGACCCGCTGAACTTAGTACTTGTCCAAGAGTCAGTAAACGCTTCGAAGAGTGATAAAATTTATAGTGACTGGCTGCCGCCTAATCTGAGGTACGCACCATCTTACCTGTTAAGGTGGAAGGCTGTTTGTGATAAGTATTCTCTTGACTGTGACATTAGCGACATAGATACAATGATTGTTAAGTATAAGAGGGTTAAAAATGGTGTAAGGCCATGGAGAATAACCTTCCAATACTGAGCCACTGTTGTAGATAAAGACTGCTGATGGGAAGTATTACACTGTTCCTTATGACCACGTTCCAGGCACAAGAGCTAGTCATGGGTTCTGTCCTATATGTTTGGAGTTTTTGAGAAATAACAAAGTGAATAGGAGAAGAGTTTGATTATACCAGATCCTGAGTTTAAGCTGGTTAGAGTTAACTATAAGGGCATATCCTTTTGGGAGAAGTTCAAAGCTGTAAAAGATAATCCCCCTAATCTTCAGCTTACTAAAGACTATAGAATTGGGTACTCTTACAAGTATAATTTAGTACAGCCTAAAGACTTTATAACTGACCTAGCCTCTGTACCAAGACTTCTGTGGGCTGTGCCAGGCTTCTCCCCCAGCGGTCCACTAGCTTACGGAGCTATCCCCCACGATTTTGGATACCAGTATGGGTACTTACTGACTGAGAGGATACCAGGAGTAGTCTTTAATGAATCATCTATGTCTCTCTATGAGAAGTTCCCTGACAAGTTTGGGGAATTAATGCCTGTGTTTGTGGGCTACGGCAAGGAATTCTTTGATGGACTACTGAGGGATATTGTGATCGAGGCAACGGGGGCAACCATTATAGCGAATTCGACTAAACTTGCTTTAGACAAATTTGGCCATACAGTCTGGAATAAATACAGGGCAGTTGGGCCAAGTGTCTATAATTTCAATAGCTTGATGCTGCCTGGGTTACTCAATAATGGAAAGCTAGGGTTCTAATTTCTGGATAGATCGAAAATGTCTTGAATGGCCTGTTTGGAGGATGTAAAGTTGCTGTAAACAACAACTTCACATCAAATCAAACAGGCCATTATTTTTCTATGTGTAAAATATCTGATCTTAGAGTACTTGTGGTTGACTCGGATGCTATTGAACTTCAAAAAACATGTTGCTCTCTAACTAACATTGGGATCAACTCAGTATTCTGTGTAGATAAGTCAAAGGATGCGCTGGAAATAATCAGACAAGAGAAAGATGTACATATAGTAATAGCAGAACTTAGGCTAGACAACTTTGAAAATACAGGGATAATGTTGTGCAGATTGGCTAAGGAAACTAGGCCTGATATAATATTCTTGGTAAAAACTAAATTCACAGGTGTTAGTTTTGTTTGTCAGTCAATACTTGCTGGTGCTGACGCCACTCTTGATACCAGTAATAACAATGAAATAGAACATAGCCTTCCGATGTGGCTAGATCTCGTAATCAAAAGAATAAATTTCAGAGAACTCATCCGAAAAAGGTAAGATGAATGAACGAGATTGATGAGAAGGTTCAGGGGGTGTACTCTAGGATAGACAAGGTTGAAGAGAGACTTATACAGTTAGTGGATAAGGCTAAGGCAAATATAAAAGAAGATATTGACAGTAAGATCGAAGCCGCTGAGGATCTCATAAATACCACCAGTACTGTAAGAACAAAATCGGTAGAGAAAGACCTGAACAAACTAGAGCAGCACAGTAGAGACTGCGCTATCAGTTGTGCTGATTATAGGTCTAAAATAGATACTAGGTTACAATCTCTTGAGGATTGGAAAAATGCTAACTGGCAGCGAACTATAGTCTGGGCTACTGTAGCTATAGTCGCTGCCGTTAAGATCATAGATTGGATGTGGCCCGCTATACAGTCACTGGTGAAGTGACTGATACTAATTTCTTATCGTGCAGACCGCTGCTTCAGAATTTTGCACCACATCACGATGTCGGCGACCAGCAAAACAACCGTGAAAATTATGATCAGGGTTCTCATTCAGCCGGAACCATTACCTCAATCAGGGTCATACGCTGCACCCATCGTATTGTTTTGGCCGCCTCTCCGGTTATGAGCGTATTAAGCCCCCCGGCAGAATCCGCCGACATTTCCACATCCCATGCGGCCGCCCCCGCATCTACCCCCAACACGGTTTTCATAGCCCCCACAAGTGCGGGAGTACCTGTCGCACCGCGCCTGGCTAATCCAGTTAATCTCCATGCGGAGGAATCGGTCCCTGCCGCGTCACGGGCGACTACAATAATGTCATAGGCTACGGTCTGGTTGGGGAGCAATTGGTGTGATGTGCTACTTCCCACGATTCCCATCGTCATCTGCGTCGCATCGGTTGTGGCTCGATGCATCTCTATAGTAGATGTCTGGGCATCCCCCTGAACGGCAAATACCCCTCCGGTAAACGCCTGTTGACCTAATGTTCGGGCGCGAGCTGACGACCCCTCGGCCCGGCTGAATGGCGCCTCGGCGTTGCAGGTCGATCCATGAGCCTGTGCATACCCGCCCGTAACATTATGGGCCGCCCCTGTGGTGTATCCGCCGGCCTCGGTAATGGTATTATCGTAGCCGAACGACACACTGCCCTGTCCGCCTACAGTATTACGCAGGCCAGAGGCGAATCCACCGGCACCGGAAACCTCGTTGGAGTTACCCCCACCGATAAATGCAAACTCTGCCGTAGAGCGCATAACATGGTTAGCACCACCGAAAATGGCGTTATGGCCGTTGCCACCTATCTCGGTGTAGGAGTGATCAGCAATTATTTTTGACGATAATTGTCCGGCAACGTTATCATATCCAGCGATAACCGAGACATTAGCGCCTGTGCCAGCACTCATGGCATTGGGGGTGGTAGTACCAACTGTTGCACTTCCATCCCCGCCGATGACATTATTGTACGACGAATTACCACCTCCCAATATTATGGATGTGGACACATCATCAGATATGGCATTGGCAGTATGACCGAGTACTATATTGGGGCCATCACCTGCGGCGTTGGTTACGTCCCTGCGTAACACATAATTTTTTAACTGCGAGCCTGTAACAAATTTACTCGACCCATCATCAGATTGAGCAGTGTCGCTGATATCAGTGATCCCAAATATATCAGTATCAGCAATAGCGCCTGATAGTGGCGTCCATTGAGAAAAGCCTGTTCCAGCAGTCACTTTACACCTCCTATTTCTTTCTCAATTCGCTTCTTTGCGGCACTGATGGACGACCTTTTTTTGACAAGCGGAGGTGGAGCCTCTGGCAACTCTTGCGCGTACTTTTTTATCATTTCGATGGCTGCAAATGAATGTCTGTATGGCTGGGATGCCAACGTTTCCAGTATTTTCGCAACCTCCTGCTCCGTAAACACATATCTTTTCATAATTGATACCCCTCCTGGCAGATTACTGCCCCATTCTCTCGCATCCATATCGTGTCGTTCTCCTGGAAACCAGCTGGCGCGTATATTTTACGGAAATACCTGTATTCTTTTCTTAATATCGCACCAGATGTCCCTTTGATGAATTGGGCATATCCTATCGTTTCGTCACCCACCAGTTCCAGGCCGTTGTTCAGATATACACTGGCCTCAATATTGGTGATGATCGTCGCAGCATCGAGTAATTCAGTAGGTTGCCCCTCTCCGTCGAGCGCAAAAAATATCGGCCATAACTCCTCGCGGATATTCGGTGCATCGCTGATTGATAAGCCGATAACATCAATCATTCCATACTTCTTCAACGCAGCGAAAACGAGACCAGACTTCACTAGACTGGCCCCAACATCCGTGGAAGCTTTCCTACTTACCTTACTACTACCTTTTCGGCTGAAAGTTCTAGTTTGCATAGGTCACATCGCCTATAGCAGCGTTAGACTTAACCGCCTTATGATTACCGTATAATTCTACATTACGGGACGGTTGAGCAGCAGTCAACGCCAATCCATTAATACCATCCTCAGTAGCCAGCCTATAAGTACCGTCAGGCATCTCTTCGTATATATTGACCTTGTACTCGCCAGTTAAATCAGAAGCTGAGATTCTACCTCTACCCATTAAGTCAAAGGCTACACAAGTGTCTATGTCATCAGTGGAAGTAATAGCTGTCATTTTGTTCTCCTTTTACCACCCAGTGGTAATGTCATATTGGTAAACTTCTTCCAAAGTAGTCATTAGCCTAATAGCGTCTTTGTGGTCCCAACTTACTGAAACTATACTTTGTTTAGATATCATTACACCAACAGCAATCATCAGCATTTGTTGGGCTGCGGGATACTGAGTTACATTGTCAGCGGCCCTGTAGGGGACAAGTGTATCAGGTGCTCCGGCGGCTACCAACAGTTGGCAGTTCTGGGCTACGTTTGAAAGATTAGCTCTGTCTACCTCGTCTCTAAACTGAATTACTTTCTCTCCGTCAGGGAACGTAGCTGCTATGTCAGAGTAGACCTTCTGTTTTCGGAGTTCGTCTACTCGGTCACAAAGTTCCTCTTTCAGTAAATCAAGTTTAGCCGAATAAATATTGGATTCAACATTATAAACAAGCTGGCCTATGACAAACTTATATAGCCAGGGCTCAAGATCTTTTGGTGGATCTTCAACTTCTACCTCAAAGGCATTGGCAGTTGTTGTGGTTGGATCTTTCAGGGTGATAGATGTCACGCCTGTCTCCGACAAATAAGTACCGTTTCCCATATACTTAACAACCCCTGTTAACTTATCAACAATTATTCTCATAAAGCCCTCACTTTTATCACTTTAGCGACTCCATAACTACTGCCGCCGGCATAAGTTGCTATAACATTGTTACCGTAATGGTTCGATATTCTTAATCCTGTTACAGATGTCAGTGTCTGACCATCCATTTCTAGCATATATTGCGTGTCGGCACCTTGTAACTTTATAACGCCATAACGCAGGTATTGAGTATAGCCATCAGCCATGTGGCACACTATTCCAACAGTGCTGAAGTCTATGTAATAGGTACTCGCGTAAATAGATGGGCCTACAGGTTGGCTAAATATACTGTTCACCTTATTTTTTGTTATAACTGTGCCTGACACTGATATAGTGCAACTTCTTATTACTCCAATTGGATCTGTAGCTACTCCGCCATAAGTCATAAGCGCGGTAGTGTCGGAGAGTCTTAATAGGTAATAACCCGCATTATCACCTAATCCAGCAGCAACAGACGAACCAGCAGTGGCAGTAGTTCCTGATATAGTCGCAGCGCAGATATACGCAGAAGTGTTCAAATACCCGAACACAATCAATGAGCTTGACAGGGCCGCGACCGGGAAACTGTAGCCATACAGGCCGGTAGTGTTGCTCATGGCTAACCCGCCGTTGGGCGAGCCAACCGTAACAACTGTGCCAGACACCGTTGCAGCGACAACATACATATTGCTGCTTGTGGAGTAAACCACGGCTACATTGTCGTCCTGCAGATAAACCGGTGTCGGAGTAGATCCTGTTGCAGCTACTATCCTGACTGGAGTTCCAGCCTCTACAGTTGCACTGGTACCTGTACCCGTAACTGTGAGTGCTATGGTCGATAGGTATGAGGAGTCCAGTGGATTTATGTAAGATACAAATCCTGCATCTGTGCGCAGCTTACAGACATTAAAACCACTTGCGGCTCCGTCGCACCACACATACGGGACTCCAACCTCTATATCATAGTCGTCTATTGTTAATACAATGGCGGTTCCTTTGTTGCTGTTACCTGCGTCGGTGTAAACAACGAGTACTTTATTGGTGTCAACAACTGCTGATGATATCGTAGCAGTTGAAGCACTCTCGAACGCTGTCTCCACCCTATCAGGCACCATAGCGTAAGTGGTAGCTTGCAGCTTATGCCAATGATATTTTTTGGTAGTAGCGTCAGATAAGAACACGGTTACTATTTGGCCAGGATCGACGGTGAATAATGGCTCGCTATCGCTATCAACTACGTGAAAAGGATAATTTCCATGACTCTTAATGACAAATATTGGGCCACCTTCAGGCATACCACCTGGGAGGGTAACGTCCAGGTTGTCAGCGGTGGCCGTAATTACATGGACTCTTTCCAAGGTTAGGGTCGTGTTTGTCGATATAGACCAAGTTTCAGCAGAGCCGCTTGAACTGGTATCAAAATTGTAGACTTCCCACTTGCTTGACACCCCCGGCACATCAGTAGTAACATCAGTAGAGTTCTCTACAAGTAGCCAGAAATATCCACCGTGAGAAGTAGATGCTGGAATTGCTAAAGAGCCTGTAAGGGCTGAGTACGCCCCTTTAAAGTTGGCAGCGGCCAAAGCCGTAGCCGCCGCAGAGACGGCGCTGGATGAGGCTACATTCACCGTCTCAGCCAAGGCATTTGCCTGTGTAGCAAATGTAGGAAGAGCAGCAAGGAAGGTATCCCCATCCCCAGCGAAAGTAGCAGCTCCTTGAATTCTATTCGGCGGCGTAGGTAAAGCTGTAATAGGCATAAATTCTCCTAAAGTAAGTTTAGACTATGTTAACCCTTCAAGGGACAAAGTGCAAATACTCTCGTTGTGGAACTCAGCATTAAGCTCAAGATCTTTATAAAATCCATAAATTATAAGGGAAGATTCTAAGTTGTCAACTGTAGTAGGTACCCATACAACTGGTGTATCTCTGTATGACTCAAACATTGCTAGGGTAGCGCCGAAATTCTGGTTAATAAGTTGCACACTAAAATTACCCCTCTTTGAAAAAGCCCTTGATAGAATAGTGTAGTTACCAAAAGCATCCTGTGCCTTAACAGAAAAACTTTGTATGCTAACGCCTGCTCCGTACTCAGTTTCGCCTATTGTAAAGACATCCCCGAATACAAAAACTCCACACTCAACGTTATAACCAGGATTGTTTATGGATACATCCAAAGTAGCTTCTCCGAATACAGGAAGCTCTATAAACAAGCTTGTCTTATACCTAAACGGAGAAAAAAAGTATGTGTATAAGTCGTAAACATCGTCTGTTACAACCGTACTTATTGTTTGGTTAAACACAACCCCCTCTACTGGGTCTGTCATAGTTACAGTAACCGACAAAGCAGATATGTTTATCAAAGCCAAACCGCTAATTCTACCTGGCTCAAAACTCACCTGAATAGACTCCGCATTAACAGTCTTAGACCCAACCTTGTCATCGAACATAGACCAAGCATTGGTGTATGAATACAGTGACCACCAAGTAGACCCTACTTCTTCAGGGTCGTGGTTTGTGTTAGAGTCAGCTACAGACTGCCAGATCTTGTGGTTCTTTATAACTCTAGCATCCTCAGCGTAAGTAGTTCCAGATGACCAAGCAGCATACTCGGCTTCAGTTACGTTTGTAGAAACTAAGTTACTGTCTGTTACGGTTGTTGGCTTAAGTATCTTCATACAGTCCTCACGTCGGGCATACCGTCACCATCCCACCTGCTTAATTGTTTAGCTGTATCAGCAGTATTTCTTACTACTGACGATAGCACTTGTCTTAAAGATACTATCTCTTCTCTAAGAGCACTCATAGTATCTCCATTAGTTACGTTTACTACCTCTCCAGCAGTCAACCGTACATTTGGTACATATAAGTTATCGGAACCAGAAGGGCCTTGAACTTCGAAACTACCTCCAGAAGCAAATCTGTACACGCCCTCCTGAGTAGCAAATAAATCATGGTGTTGCTGCACGGATATCCCCTCTTTCTCAATAGCATCTAAAAATACTGTCTTAGCTCCTTCAATGGATGAGGCCCAACCTGCCTCAAACAAACTAACAGCCTTGGCCTGAATGTAGTCAGCGCTGTTATAACCAGAAGAATTATAGGTTACAGGGTCCACGGTATTATAAACACTGGAGCCACTGTACAAACCCTCGCGTTCTCCAAAAGTATTGTAGTGCTGCTCGACTGTAGAGCCGTCCTTAGCCAAAGCATCCAAAAACAATTGAGCTGCTTCTGTAATAGTGCTGGCGTAGCCACTAGCTACTAAGTCAGTAGCCTTGGCTTGAATGTAGTCGGAAGTATTAAACACTGTTTTGTCAGCGATTGATCCGGAGCCGCCACCGGAAACTATACCTCCGCCAGTTCCACCGCTAATAACCTTAGCAGCTTCGTAATTAGCTATAGCGTCCGCCAACGACATTACAGATTCACTTATCCCGAGCAGGGCGTTCAACTGAGCATCAAGAGCTGCTAACTCAGTGTCCCTTCCATCCTCAGTGGCCTTTATCAAGTCCTCAAGTCTTACTACATTAGTCTCAGCAGCACTAAGCTGAAGATTAGCTACATCTTTAAGGTGTTCCGTGTACTTAACAGACTTTTTAAGGTCAAGCTCATATTCAAAAGAAGAACCGTAATAGTTAGTGTTAAACTGAACGGCTTCCTCAAGTGTTTTCTGTAGCCCTTCACTCAGGTCGTTTTCAAGATATCTTCTTCTTAAGTCAGCCTGTGCTCCCCTAAAGTTAACTTCTTGAAAAATCTCATTGTCTTTTAGCGCATCAATAGCAGAGTCAAGGGACGAAACTACTGACTCTAGTTTAGATACAGACTCACCGGCAATTTTAAGTTCTCCATTCAAACCTTCGAGTATAATTTCATACCTGGCAGTTACTGAGTCCCTCTCAGCTTCAAAAGCTTTCCTAAGCATATCCTCAGCATCAGAGAGCATTTCATCAGCAGCATTCTGAGCCTCTTCAGCCTTCTTCCTATTTATTTCGATCCACCTAGCTTGATCTACTGTGTCGGAATAGCTATCTGGAGCCTCCAACTCTCTGAGCTGATTAAATATGTCCTCATAAGCCATGTGGGTAGAGTACAGCCCCTTCTTAAAATCAGAGAAGGCAGAGGTATAAACAATATACTCGCTATCTTTTACTATAGACTTCCACTGATCGACCAGTTCACCATACAAATCCTGGATAGTCTTCAGTCTACCAGCCTCAACAACAGTTATGTCTTCTTCAGCAGCCTCAAGCTCTTTAAGTTGATCTACTTGGTCATCGTAAGACTTATTTGTGTCATATACTTGCTTCTTAAATTCAGACAGTCCCTCAACCTCAAACATGTAGCGAGAAGCCTCAGTTATTGAGTCAATCTCTTCCTTTATTCTTTTAGCCTCCTCCTCCAGTCTCTCAGATTCCTCCTTTATGAGTTCATTCAGCTCAATCTGATTGGCTTGTCTGACTATAGACAGATCATCTTCAGAAGCTCCGAGATCAACAAGTTCTTTACTAAGGTCAGAGTATTTATCGTTAAGCTCTGTTACATCTTTAAGATGTTCAGATATACCATCAAACCTCACTATGGCTATCGAGTCCTCAAGTGCGCTCAGAATATCCTCATTAGTTGAGGAGGATTTATAAGGGTCAGGAACTAAAGACTCACGTGGAGTGGGTAATGGACCACCATCTGATACTATTACTGGTAACGGACCACCGTCCGATAAGTCTGATACGGCCTCAGTTAGACTGATAACTGGCTCAATAATATCAGTTAAACCTACCAGAACCTTTTTAAGAGATAATCCAACCATGCCTCCTGGATCAGTAGTTCCGTTGCCTTGGCCTGTGGTATCGGTGCCTTCAGTTGATGCACCTTCTGTAGACGTACCACCATTCCCCATCAAACCACCAGGAGTAGTATTATCCAACCTGTCGCTACTGTCTATATCAGGATCACCAAGCATACCCCCAGCATTACCTCTGCCGGAAGCTTCCATTGCGGCTATAGTTGCCTCGTGAGCACCTGCTGCGGCAGCAGCGGCTACAGCCATAGCTGATGATGCTTGGTTAATGCTTGCTGCTGCGTTACTTAGGTCGGCGGCTGACTCTTGTGTCATCTCAGCCCCAAAGCTAATTTCGCCAAAGGCATTCTGTGCTGCTGACTGAAGGGCTGAAGAAGTAGTACTAAAAGAATCAATAGCAGAGCTGAATCCTGATAAAGTAGCACCATAGCTACCAAATACTCCGCTATAGGAATTACTGACATCCGATATTGTGCTGGAAAACGCTTCGTCGATATTACCGAACACACCTTCGAGATTAGCAGCGGATACATTTACCTGTGCATCTATTATACCGAACGTGTCCTTAAAAGAAGAAACGACCGGCGAGAACAACTCACTGAAATAGCCTGATACTACGTCAGATTTGAGAGCAGCGCTGACAGCTAAACCAAGTAAAGGACTTATGCTGGAGGCCAACCCGGTAATACCCGACTTAGCTACAGCTCCAACTATACTCGCTACAGAGTCTACAGCTTGAGATGCGAATGAGTGTGATGTTTCGGATAAGTCAGAAGTAGCCAAGGATGCTTCTAGGGCACCCTGTTTAACAGCACCGAGACTATCAGCGAAACCAGATAAAGCGCTTACAGTGTCGTTTGCTGAGGCTGTGGCTGTGCTGGTAGTGTCTGAGAAAGCTCCTATAAGACCATGCACCAGGCCCCCTAACCCGACTGAGTTACCTACAATACCACCACCAGCATAATACTCAGAGTTCATTATCTCAAGAGCGGGGCGGAACTTCTGCGTGGCTTTTTTATTAACTATAAATTCTCCACCCATTCCATAGTTTGCTGTAGCTCCACCATCAGTAAAGCCTAAGAAAACGTCATCTTCTAAGCCTGACCCCTTGTTAATAACTCCACCTCTTGGGTTAGCTGACATGTATCCACCGTCAGCCCAGCCAGAGAATATCCAGTCTATAGCCTCACTTACACCTGTGCTTACAGCAGTGTTTGTAGCAGTGGACCCAGCGGATGACCCAGTAGAGGATTTTTTACCTACGCTACCGAAAACAGCGTCAAACATCTCCTGAGCTGCCATCTGAGCTACCATGTCAGCGAACTTATCTACCATCCTGTCTGTGAGACTGCCCCAAGCGTCACCGAGTCTATCCCAAATACTTTCAGTCTGGTCAGCGTACTCCTCGTTAAGCTTGTTGAGATCTCCCATGACACGAGCGTACTCTTGCTCGTAAGCAGCGGGGTCCATCTCTTCCTTAGCCTTAGATAAGTAAGAGTCAAGGTTACTCATGTACTGCTGGAATGCTGCTTCGTTTCCTTTCATAGCTCCAGCTAACGAGGACTGGTACTCTTTCTGGAGATAGTCCAACTGCTCCTGGCCACCTTTAAGGGACTCGTACTGCATATCCTTGATCTTCTCGGATATGGTGGAAATCTCATCGGACAGTCTACCTTCATCAGTAAAGGCGGCAGAGAACTCCTCTATGAATCCACTCCGAAATTCCTTAGCCATCTCGTAACCGATCTGGCCGAGAGTTAAGGCTTCTCTCTGTGCATCACGAAGACCAGCAATAAACCCTTTCAGTGGGTCTTGACTAAGTTTAGCCACCTCTGACGAGGAAGTCTTCAGCCAACGAGCAAGCTCCTCAGCCTCAGCAGAGGCACGAGCAAAGTCCTCTGGTTTAAGCTTATCTTTATAACTTGCGATCTTGGATTCAAGATCCCTGTCCACGGCATCGTAGAAGGATTGGAGAGGAGACTTATTTCCTCTACCAGCCTTATCAGCCTCAGCGTCAAGATCACGGTATACGTCCTTAACAGTCTCAAGATAATGTCTCTCAAGCTCTGCCTTATCGATCCAATATTTAGCCTCAATCTTATTTTTATCCAGCCCAACTTTTTCAGCAGCAGCTTTTTCCTTCTCAATCCTGGCTACAGATCTGGCATAAGCGTTATTACCGGAGTTCTCTATGTATTCGTCAAGTTGTTCGTTACCTTGTCTAATCTTCTCGTTCTTCTTCTCATTTTCATCATACTCTTTCTTAAACAGTCCAGCACGTTTACTCAGGTACTCCTCGTAGAATAGTTCACTAAATGTAGACCTCTCCTCTTCAGATTTAGCATTCTTTTTATTGAATGCCTCCTGAGCAGCGTAGGCTAAGTCAAGTTTTTGAAGCTTAGTCGCGAGTGTCTGATTCTCAGAATTTTCTAAGTAAGTACTAGAGGCATCAGCCATTGACATCAATTTTTGGTGAGAAGCTTCTATAGCCTGCTGTTTCTTGTTTTCTCCATCCTCAGTACTAAGGAGATCTTTTGTTATCAGAGCCTTTTTACCATTTTCAAATTCCTTATTTCTAGCCTGCTCCTCCTTACGCTCCATGGCGTAAAACTCGCGTATAGATGAGATATTAGCTTGATTTGATGAGTCAAACTCATTAGTTAATGTGTTTGACTTTTTAGAGATTTCTATATTTTTAATCTGCTCGTTCAAATAAGCTAGTTTTTTCTGTCTTTGAGCTATACCTGCCTCGATACCAGCCTTAAGGTAAGAATCAGATTTACCAGCAATACCACTTAGCCTGGCTTGGTCACTCTCTATAAGAGTAGTTAACTCACTCGTCTCCTTCTTCAAGTCAGCGAATGTTTTACCGCCAGTTTTAACGTCAGCCGCATATGAAGCATTAGCTTTTGCTATGTTATCGGATATTTTTTCAACAGCCGCCGCCGCCGCTATGAGTCCGGCCAGTATAAGCTTACCGTGTATGCCGAAAAGAAATGCTCCTACTATACCAGCCTCAGCTACCCAAGTAGGTAAAGACAAAAAGGCAGATGCTATAGCAGCAAATCCTTTGGATAGTCCGTAAGCTCCAGTAGCTACATGCTCAAGTGAGTTGGCGAACCCATCTCCTGAAACTATGTCATTTAACTCTTTTATTACCTCAGTGGCTTTCTCACCCTCAAATGCTTTAATGAAAGCTCTCTCAAAAGATGCAGCCAACTCTATCATCTGCATCTTGGTAGTCTTACTTAGGTCATTAAAAACCTTATTAACAAAGCCAACAGACTCAGACACCTTCTCTATGTTCTTGTTTAGGTCGGCCATACCTGTTACAATAGCATTTACTTGAGCACCCCTAAAACCAAACATAGCATTAGAGAACTCTGACCAGTCGCCAGCACTAACTGTGTTTTTTATTCTCTCAAGTTCTGACCCTATTTCCTGAATTCCTTTAAACTTACCGTCTGCGTATATGGATGAAAAATTACCTCCCAACTTCTTAAACATTTCAGAAGCTTTTTCAGTTGGATTCTTCAATCTTTCAATAGCAGTTCTTAAGCTAGTGGCTCCCATAGACCCTTTAAGTCCATTGTTGGCCATAACCATAAGAGCAGCGGCTACTTCCTGAATAGTGAAAGAAGAGGTACTAGCAGTGGCCGTCATATATCTAAAGGCAATCTGCATGTCGGAGAAGCTGGATGTGGACTTCTGAGCAGCGAAAGCTACTATATCCGCAGTGTCAGCTATGGTGAGCATTCCACCGTTAGCTCCTTTTGATGTCTTCTCAAAAGCCTTGGTTATTGTTACAAGTTGCTCTGTCGATGCACCTAATTCTATCTGAGCTACTGCTGCATACTTGCTTACAGTAGATAGTTCCTTAACTGCTTCACCAGCAGGAACGCCAGCTTTCTGAAGCTCCAACATCCCCTTGGCTAATTCGATAGGAGTCTGTCCTACACCTTTCATGTTCAGAAGTTCTTTATTTAACTTCTCTACAGAGATGGCCCCTTCAGACAGTGAGGACGAGAATGTGTTAAGAAACTCGAATTCCGTGCCTGTTTTAAATATCTTAATAGCAGATGCTGCTGCTACGAAAGCTGACATAAGAGGCAATACTTGTGAATAAGTCATCCACAAGTTACCAGTAGCCCCAGCTAAGCCTCTAGTGGCTGCATAGAGGTTTTTCTTGGCGTTTGTTAAGCCATCTAATCCTTTATTAGTAGAATCTATTAAACCAAGTTCAGTCTTCCTATTTCTAATAGACTCACCAATAGCTTTAGACTCAGCAAGGGTCTTAACATAATGTGCGTCGCTCAGAGCCAAAAGTTCAGCCTTCTTCTTACTAAGATCGCTAGTAGCTAATCCCAGCAGTGACGTATCCCTAGCCTCTTTAGCAGCAGACGAAACTTTTTCAGCAGCCCTAAGCCCCAACTCTCTCTCACGAAGCTTTACCTTCTCAGCCAGGGCTAAGTTATTCCGCTTCATGGCTACATAACCAGCATTCTCTAGTGCTATCAACTCACCCTCAAGAGTAGCTGTCTTAGCGAACTCTGAGTTGAGTTTCTTAGTCACAGACTCAGCAGCCATTATTTCTTTCGCCATACCCTTAAGAGCTATGGCTGCTTCTCCAGAGTTCTTAGCAAACCTTAGTGTAGCCTCACTCGTCTCAAATATCTCAGCAGCTATCTTACCAAAAGCATTAACTGCCTTATCAGAGTCCACTGCAAGTTTAGAAAAAGATATTGACATGGCACTTGCTGATTTCTGTGACTTATCAGAAGCTGCTGACAATATGTCAAACTCTGCTGCTAGGGTATGGAGCTTCTGTCTGAGAACTCCCACTTCCTTCTCCAGAGCTGCAACCTGCTGCTGACCAGTAACATTGACATCGAAATTAAGAGCCATTTTTAGTCCTGTAGTTTGCTAAGAACATGTCGTCCAAAATAAGGATTAAATCCAGATAATCCTCAGCTTTTGCTCCTACGATATCATCGTTATAGCTTAGGATTGTGGAGATGTCAATCGGGGATGGAATAGCCTTGATTTCTATGTACGTCTTTTTATTGACGCTTTTTTCAATCTTGATATAGGAGAAGCGGCGGCGGCTGGATAGAACGAGGAAGGAGCGGAGGAGAGTGTCGAAGTACCAAGGGAGATCAGGCTTATCTACCAACGCCTGGGGGGTCTTCCCCTTTTGGCGTTGGTATAGCTCAAGCACCTTTAAGCGGCTCCCCCACTTAAGGAACCACTCATAGTACTTCGCAATTACTTTTTTGCTTCCTTCAGATCGGAAACGATTGGGTAGTTGGAGGGGTTACTGGCGAACTCGGCACAAGCCGCTCGGAAGTCGGGGTACTTGGCCAAGAAGTCGATACAGACTTCGGTGGAATATTTGATAGCTGTCCCATCTTCACCAAAACCAGGCCCCCACGCAACTACAACAGTCTCGGCCATGACTTCTATCATGAGCTGACGATTCAGCTTACCATAAGCCTCCTCGTCCTGTTTTTTGAGGATTTCCAACCGAGAGTGGTTGGCTTGCATCTTGGTTGTCAAAGCGGCAGTGTAGCGATCATTCGGCATCCGACAAAGAACTACGTAGTCCTTGTCTGGATCGGGACCACAAATCATTTTCACGCCTTTCTCAGCAGCTTCTTTGTCAAATCCGTAGGCTTTTTTGATGTCAAACATTGTAGATTCTCCTTTAAATTAATTAGAAAAACTGTATTATGTACGTATAAACTAACTTTACTAAAATTTCAAGGAGAATCTATGACAAAAGAATCGAACAAGTCCCTGCAAATCCAGATAACCCTCACGGACTATCACAAACGGAAACTCAACTTGATTGAGAAGCACACTGGCCTCACGAAGTCCGGCATTATCCAGAGGCTTATTGAGAACTACAAGATACCTGGGAGGGATGAAACTGAGGAGTAAGAAAAGAAAAAGCCCCCGGCCATGGCAACCGGGGGCTTAGTAAGAAACAGTAGTTATTAAGCTACTGATCCAATACGATCAACAGCCAACATAGTACTAAAAGTTGAATCAGTATATCCGGTGAAAGACACATTCATCATTACATCAGATCCGATAGAACCACCGTCTACCTCAGCGGCAGTTACAGTAGCAGCAGGGAAGGTAATTGCCATAGCATTACCCAAAGAGTCGGTCAAACAGACAGCAAAAACTATTGGCAGGTTCGACAGCTTCTTACCGTAGAGTGTAGCTGAGGAAGACGAGCCAAAGAAGATATTCGCCTGACCAGTAATGGTAAAGGGGTCAGTACCAATACTGGACGGTGCGATACCACTGCCAATACATCGGCGCTCACGGAGGTTAGCGGCTATGTTGACAGTAAGGGACTCTATACAAGAGTCTGTGAGTACTGCCCCGTCTATAAGAACATACGCCCCTGAGATAGTGTTGAAGTAAGGGGTAGTAGTCGCAGCTACAGCAGACCCTATACCTCCAAACAAGCTGGCAGTGCCTTGTACCTCAGAATCCTCAGCCATGAAGTTAAACGTACCGGACAACTTACTGGACAGAGAGTATGAAAGATCAAGCGAAGATACATGACAACCTTTCCAAGTGAAAAACTGGCTAACATCGCTCAGCTCACGCTCAATAGTGAAGGTACGTTGAGCAGCATAGCCCTGTTTTAGGCGAGAACTGGTAATAACAGTCGAGGCTGATGCTTGTGTAGTTACATCGCTTACAGCGGTATCAACAACAATAGTACTCGCGGTGGGGGCTGTGGTAGAGGATGCCTTGAACCTGATTCTATTGGCAGCGTTACCTCCGCCAGTAATACCAAACCACTGACCCTTCTCCAGAACAGGCAAGGCAGCGCTTGCTGAGGTGATGGAGTGGGTAGTAGCATCAAAGACCATGTCGGCTACTGTCTTGACACCGCCCGTATCTACAGCAGTAAAGGTACTGGCGAGTAAAGCCTCAAGGAAGGTATCGTGGGTCTTGTGGGACCAGTTGATGTTGAGAGGGCCTGCGACGGAGCCTGATACCAGAGTAGAAGGACCACGACCACGATCAGAACGTAACTCATTATCCTCGTCAAATTGGACGGATTGTGAAAGAGTACCACCTGTAACACGGTAGATCTGAGGACCCCCGGATTCGATTACGCCAGGGGTAGACTCTTCCAAGAAACGGAAAATTCCAGCACTTGAACTTGCAGGCATCTTTAAAACTCCTTTAATTGTTGAAATAGTCTATCTGGAAATTGATCACGTTCATCATACTATCGAATCCCGGCTTTCCTGACTTTGAAAAAGATTGTACCTCACGATAAGTAACACCGTCAATAGTTTTAAGCCCTAAGTAGGAGAAAAGCGCGTCGGAATAGGTAGTAAAGGGCTTCAACCCGCCTCCTTCCCTTCTATGATGGTTAAAAACAAGCTGCCCAGTAACCTCCACACATATAGGGATAGCCAAGTCTATTTGGCGTGGAGTCATCACAAATTCCACCACAATAAACTCAGTTGACTTCTCGATGTCTGTTATAAAGTGGTCAGGATAGTTAACCTCCAATAATGAGTAGTTAGCCGAATGAAAGGCAATAGATACATCGGACAGCTTTTTTCGTGTATTACCGTAAGCATTCATTACCATTTAAATACCTCACTCCGGTTAGCTAGCCTCTCTATCATCTGTTCAACGGCGTGCTCCCCGCCCGCATTCTCTGCTCTTAGGCGATCCAAGTGCTCAACAGTGTCAGAATACTCAAGGTTATTATATACTGTTAAACCAGAAATCCAACCAACTTTTTTAGTAATATGGGCAGTAGCATTCTTAGTGAAGTTACCTAATGTTCTTAAAGAAGCATTTATAGCTTCCATGTCGCCATGTCTGAGTGCTTCACTTGAGTTATTAGGTATAGGAAATATTAACTCACCACCACTCCTACCCCTAGCTACACCACTGCCCAGCCTCATGTTAGCCACATAGTTACCTGAATACTGAGGGGCCATGTACAGCATAGTCTCAAATTCTTCCATCATTATGTTTGCTACTGCTACGCACGCTAATTTTCTTACATTAGACAGAAGTTCTAACTTAGCAAAGTCAACCTCTACCGACATCTTAAGCATCACTTCCTCCCATGTATAGTCCAAAAGGTTGAGTTATCAGATACAGACAGTACAGAGTATGCTCCTAGTTTATCTCCGGCCTTAACCGCAGCAACTGTAGCTTTTAAAAAGGATATGGCCCTATCACCGGGCTCTACCTTCATAAATCCCAGAGCTTCATGAACGAAATCAAGAAAGGCTGACTCGACAAATACATCGACATCTGAGACTACTGATGGAGGAGTGTATGTGTCAGTGTCTGAATCATAATTTGTACCTTTGGCTTGAAAGTCCATTTGAGCCAATGGGGAGTCGAGTCTAACTAGCTCTACAGCGTGAAAACCAGCTTCATCTACCCTATGGCCCTGTCTGGCTCGATAGTACTCTCCATCACTGATAGTAATATCACCTTTACTTATAGAAAAGTAGCTTGAGAAATACATATCATAGCCAATCTCAAAGTCTGACTGATCCTCAAGAATTACTCTCTTCAGGTAAGTTATATCAACGTAAGCGGTAGTACCACTACCAGCAGCTAAGATCTGGCCAATGTTTGTCAGAGTAGCTGTGGTTACTGGGCTTATTGTGTACTTGGCCCTAATCTTACTCCCCTTCCAGTAATCATAACTCGGAGATCCTACCAGATACTTAACAGCTCCGTCAGTGACGGTGTTACTTACAGGAATTACAACCTCAGGAGCTACATCCAGGACTCTCCTCTTAGCAGACGGACCTGAACTAACAGTGTCATTAAAAAGAAGCACTTGTCCTTGGAACGTGCTGCTGCCGTGCGCGTCTGTAAACGTTACAGTATCGCCAAGTCTAGAGGCTTCTTTTAAAGTCATCATTCGTCAGTCACCACATCAATAGAAGGCGAAGCTACTTTCATAAAAGACTGAACAAAAGAGGTAGATTCGTTTATTCTTTCAATGGAGGTCTTCAATGAGTTTAGTCTATCACTCAGCGCCTGAACTACATCTCTATAGACTGACTCAGGAGAGAACCGAGTTATGCTCACCTTACCGTCTGAGACTGACTTCGGCATCTTAGCGGCCAGGCTCATGCATGTTTCCCTAGCTACGGCGTACACGAAATAGATACGAGCCAAATCATACAACTTCTGCTGGGCAGAAGTCCTTGAGGCTTCCTCAATCAACTTTATAGCGTCAAACCTTGTCTTTAACGGGCCAGGGCCAGGCTCCTCATCAGGCAACTCAACACTAGCCATAGCCAATGACAGTGAATTTACATATATGGGAGCAGCCAGCTCGGTGTCTGAAAGCTCGTCAGAGGAGAGTCCGCACACAGTACGTACTTCCTGGTATGTCATGTAGTCTGTTATTTGCATATGGTCAAAAGACCCTTGTCAATTTGACATTCGAGCCAGTTGTCATAGACAGTTTCAACAATCTCGTTTGGGAAGAAGACGTTGTTTTCCTTTTGGAACGGATTTACCATATAAATTTTGGTAGAAATTACCTTTAATTTCTCACCGACTTTGGGAGCTACTTGAGGTTGTATTTCTGTGGGTTCCTCTACTGGTAAACTTACTTTAGCCTCTTCTACATCTTCAACCACCGTTGACTCAGGCGCTACCACTGCCTTTTTCTTAACCATGTTGTACTCCTCCTTTTGGGGTTTTATTTGGAAAGTATAGACGAAAACATTTCAAGCGGCAATTAAAATTAACCTTGACAGCCGAATGAATTAGGCTTATTTTATTACTGTAATAAACCCTTAGCCGAAAGGAGGCTTAAATGATTCCGAAATACGGGTGTAAAAAGTGTGGTCACAATTGGATGGGTAGAATGGACAGTAAACCTATACTCTGCCCTCGGTGTAAAAACCCTAAGTGGTGGGAAGAGAGGAAGAGATTTAAGAAGGGAGAGAAGTAAATGAGTAGGAGGCTTACAACTGAAGAGTTTGTTTCAATTAGTAAGAAGATCCACGAAGATAAATACAACTACTCTAAAGTAGTGTATGAGTCAGCCAACAAAAAAGTAACTATAATATGCAGTGCACACGGGGAATACCAACAATCGCCGTTTCTACATAAGAAAGGACACGGCTGTCCCAAGTGCGCTGTAGAGGTTAACACTGAGAGGTCTAGGTGGACTACAGAAATAGCCATAAGAGAATTCAAGAGGGTTCACGGAGATAAATACGACTATTCAAAAGTTGATTACATATCAGCCAATGAAAAAGTTATAGTAATATGCCCTGCTCATGGGGAGTTCTACCCTAGTACATGGAATCACAAGAAAGGAAGTGGTTGTCCAAAGTGTGGTGACGCTACAGTTTCTGTAAAGAATACAAGTAACAAAGAAGATTTTGCTTTCAAGGCTGACAAAATACACAGCGGTGCGTACTCATACGGCAAAGTCTCGTATGTGTCTGCAATTGATCAAGTGGAAATAACATGCCCTATTCACGGACCGTTTATTCTAACACCAAATGTTCATCTAAACGGCACCGGCTGTCCAGACTGCACTAAAGAGTACACTTCTTACAAGGCCAGTGTAGAGGGTCAAAAAACCTTTGCTGAACGTAGTTCTTTAATACACAACAACAAATATAACTACAGCCTATCTAATTACATAAACTATGATATGCCAGTCAAGATAATATGTCCGATACACGGTGTGTTTAAACAAACACCTGATAAGCACTTACAAGGTTGTGGATGTCAGAAATGCGGAGTTCATTTGAGTAAGCGGGAGGATGATCTAGCCGACTTCTTAGAAGAAGTGTTCGAAGTAGTAAGAAGAGATAGGAAGACTCTGGGAAAGAAAGAACTGGACATATTTATACCAAGCAAAAAGATAGCAATAGAATACAACGGTTCATTGTTTCACTCTGAGTTCTATAAGACTAACGCTAAATGGCACTTAAAAGAAAAGCAGGACATGTGTTCTGGGCTAGGAATAAGACTTATACACGTTTCCGATTACGAGGATCAGTATGTTATAAAACACACGCTGTCGCACATACTAGGGATGGACGATACAAAGGTGTTTGCCAGGACTTGCAGGTGTGAACCTGTTAATAGCATAATAGCTCAATACTTTCTTGATAAGTTCCACTTACAGGGTAATGTTACAGGTTGTAAATACTGGGGCATATTCCACAATAAAGAATTGATGGGAGTAGTGGCGTTTAGTAAGATTTCCTCTCATAGAGGTTTGTCTGACCCAAGTAACTGGGAGTTAAGGAGGTTAGCATTTAAAAATAGGGTAGTGGGCGGGGCCGGGAAACTACTAAAGGCATTTATTAGAGCAACTCCAGAGTGTAAGTTGGTTACAAGCTACTCAGACAACCGATGGTTCACTGGAGGGGTCTACGAAAAACTTGGATTTAAGCTAGTTAAAGACTGTCCGCCTGACTATAAGTATGTCAGTAGAAAAGGTAATGGGCGGGTATTTCATAAGAGTGGATTTAGACTAAAGAGAATGTCCAGAAAGCATGGCATAACATTCGACCCTGCTCTGACAGAACTGGAAAACACCAAGAATAACGATTACCACAGGATTTGGGATTGTGGTAAGAAGAAATGGGAGCTTTCATTGTAGATAAAACAAAACCCCTGTGACCAATAAGTCACAGGGGTTTCTTTTAAACCAACTACCACTCTATTTAGCTAGTGTAGGTCAAAGATAACACATCAAAGGCATCATCATAAAGTCTATACAGGAGTTCGCCGCGTGTGACAATCATGTTCATGGCTCTCAGCATTACCACATCCTCGATTGCTGAGTAGTCTGCCGTAGTCGATACAACTCTACCAATTGCTGAGGTTTTATCCAGACCCATGATCGTATTGGCACTCCAGGTATCAGGAGGCATTACCACTACCTGGACAGGCTTCCCGTTCAGGTTCGGGTACACTACCTGGATCGGGGTGTCAATTCTGTCAGTAGAGTTGTTCTGTACGTTTGTCGGTCTATTGGTTCTCTTATCAATAGCCAGTGCTCCAGCGAGGTCGGTGACAAGGTGAGTCTTGGTCATTGACATCTGATTGTGATACAAGTAGTTAATCCAAGCATCCTGAGTCAAAGTACCGTTAGCTGCGATGGTAGCATCGTACACATCAGCCTTAACCTGAGCAAGTGCAGACTTAGCGGTAGCCATGGGTACGTTGGTGGCGTCAGCATCACCACTCAGAATCAGTCCAAAATTAGCCACCCACTTAGCATAGTTGGCTTTCTTGTAGAAATGAGTGAGAGTACGGGCTACCAGATCAAGAGAGTTGTTCTGAAGGGCCTTCTGAGAGATAGTGAGGCCAATACCCTCAGTCGGTATGGTTCTCGTGTAGTCGGCAGCCGTGATAGCAAGCATCAGGGCCGGAGGTGCCAACTGAGCGATACGCCGGAAGGCCGAGTCTTCAGGGCCTTTCTTACCATTCACTGAGATTACTGGCTGCTCCCACCGATCAGAGGCGATATAATCAGTATATGCTACCAGACCGTCAAATGCTGCTACAGCCTCATTCTCCTTAGTATCCAGAGCTGCGTTCACAGCCTCCATGATAGCAGCAGGGAACAGGAGTCGAGAATCAGGGACTTGCGGGAAGGTAGTGGCACTACCGCCAGTCTGATTAGTAGCAGCCAACGGGTTCAGGATATCCTGAAGGTTGGCGGCAGGGGTACCAAGATTCTCGTCCCGTCGAAAACGAATGCCGGCAGAGACGCAGAACTGCTGAAACGCATCAGGCTTACCTTCGGCAGTAGGATACTGCCGGTTAATCCATTGGCGAGGGGTGAGAGTAGCAGCATTAGACATGCGGTACATGTGCATAGTGCCGTGCTCTTGGAGATTTACCTCTACCCGCTGACCACTTGCATCTTCGAAAGATACGGACATTTATGTTCTCCTTATTACTGAAGTTCGACCAGAGCGTCAGTAGTGTCAGTACCTGCGCCGTAGATTACTTTCCAAGCCTTGACCGGAGCTATAGCAGCAGCCAGCAGAGCGTTAACAGAAGCAGCGATCAGCGTACCAGAAGCGTCAACCGCCAGATCAGCAGCTACAGCAGCTTTGGTAGATACAACTCCCCAGGTAGTAGCGAGAGCAACACTGACAGCCTCATTAGCAGCCGCCTCAACAATCGTCCCAACCGCTGAGTTACCTGACAGAGTTACCCACTTCCGACCGGAAACCTGAACACCGACTACAGGCTTACCATCGAGGGTGTGAACCTCAACCGAGTTGATAAATCCATAGATACCGTCGCCATCCGCGCAAAGGTCAACAGTGTCGGAAGCGGAGAGCTTCACTGGCTTGTTGACATCAACATCGGTGACGGCGGAGTTGCACTTGTAGGTAACGATATCATTCATACCCACATTTACTTCCGAAATTCGAGTCGTCATCCTCTTATTCTCCTTTAAAATCCGAGACTGTTAAAAGCAGAAGCAACAACATTTGTACGAACCGTTTTCGCACCGGCTTCTTTTACATCGGGTACAACGCCGCCTACCGGCAAAGACTTCATAAAAGCTTCACTTACAGAGGAGTGCTCTGCAAGTACAGTTTTAACATCCCAAGTGGACATATCAACTTTCGCGAGGCTCAGTGCTACTCGCATGTCCTCGACTTGACCTACTACAATCACCTTAAAGCTGGCTACAGCCGCCTCAGAAGCGATCAGTTGAGCCTTCAGACCACCAAGCTCTTTCGAGTGAACATCCTTGAGAGCAGTCAACTCAGTTGAGTGGCTGGTCTTAAGGCCCTCAACTTCGGCTGCATGAGCGGCAAGCAGATCCTCAGCTTTGGGCTGGACTGTCTTGGTAGACGCGACAGTCTCAGTGGTTTCGGTAACAGTCTCAGCGGCAGTCTCAGTAGTCGTAGTGGACTCCGTATCGACTGTCTCTTCCTTTTTCTTAGCCAGGGCTACGAGTGCTTCTGCTGACAATACTTTCTTCATTTGATTAGGACCTCCTAAATATATTTGTTTACGAGAATATCCTGCGTTGGTTGTTCTTGTCAAGATGTTTCGCTGCTAAATCGTAAGCTTTTAACATCACCCCGTCGAAACTGAGAACATCGTCAATCAAACCTACCTCGACGGCATCTTGTCCGAAGTAGGTCTTACCTGTAAGGATACCAGAGGACTTCATTGATCCAATGGTGAGGCCCCTGGCGTCTGATACGGCAGTAAAGAAGCTGTTGGCTAAAGTATCAACCTTACCTTGGATATACTTCTCCTCCTCATCAGTCAACTTGAAGTCCGAATCACCGACCATCTTAAGGCTACCTGACCTGAACCTCTTAGGCTCTATACCAACATCCTGTAACATCTTGGTGCGATCATACATCTTAATAACTACGCCTATACTACCAACATCTGACAAGTTGGAAGCGTAAATATGATCAGCCTGCATTCCAAGAAAGTAGTCAGCAGAACACAAC